TGTTATTGCTAGTGGAGTTACTTATATAAATGTTTTTTCACAAGATCATCAAAGATCTACAGGTGATGTAGTTAGATTTAGAGGCCCTGCACAAGTAATAACTCCTGGAGCAGGAGGAGCAAGCACTCCTAATTTACAACAATTTGCAAACATACCAACTTTTGATAATGTAAGTGATTTAAATAATGTAAATGGATTTACTATTACTGTTGGACAAAAACAATCAGACGGAAGTGTTATTATAGCACCAGGAAATTTAACGAGTCCAGAAAATTATTTCTTTATAACTAGCACCAGTAATGCTACAACCGGAAATATCAAAGGTGGAGGATCTAGTTGTTCAGCGGGACCGGTAACCTTACAAGGAGTATAACATGGCATACACATTAGCAAACTTACAAACAGATGTTAGAAATTATACAGAAGTAAATAGCAACGTATTAACCGATGCTATTATCAATGGGTTTGTTGTTAATGCTGAAAACAAAATTTATAGAGCAATTGACACAGATCAAAATGCTTTCTATGCAACTTCTAACTTGGTGGTTGGTAATAGATATGTAACTATTCCTGCTGATTTAAGAGTTATAAGATATGTTCAATTAACAGATTCTTCTGGTAATCAATATTATCTAGAACAAAGAGATACTAGTTTTATAGCTGAATTTTACTCTACTCCTAGCTCTGCTAATGTGGATATTCCTAAATATTATGCTAATTGGGATGAAGAGTTTTGGGTAGTAGCTCCTACACCTGACAAAACATATGCTATTACACTAGCTTATAACAAAGAACCAGCTAGCTTAACTAGTACTACTCAACCCACAACCGTTAATCCTTTTAGTACTACAGGCACCTATTTATCTAATAAATACCAAGATTTACTTTTGTATGCTACATTAGTAAATGCATATGGATACTTGAAAGGTCCTGGAGATATGCTACAATACTATTCTCAAGAATATGAAAAAGCTCTTGAATCGTACGCAGTCGAGCAAATCGGCGAGAGACGCAGAGACGAATACCAAGATGGTGTAATTCGTGCTCAACTAATTTCTAAACCATCATCAAGTTATAAATAATAGGAGAAAATAAAAAATGGCAAATATAGTACCGTTCTCATTTCCAGTAGAATTACTATCCGGAACGCATAACTTTGCTTCTGGTGGTAATACTTTTAAAATAGCATTGTACACAGCAAATCCATATACAACAGCAAGCACAGTGTATGCATCAGGTTCGGGTGATGAAGTAAGTTCTGGGGGTGGTAGTCAATATCCCACTGGTGGAAATACACTAGCGAGTCAGGCAGTTTCAAACGTAAGTAACGTTGCAACTGTTGATTTTGCAGATTCTGTATTTGGAACACCAACACCTGCAACTTTTACTGCAGCTTTTGGAGCAATCTATAATACTACTAGTAGTGATAAACTGGTTGTTGTATTAGATTTTGGAGGAAACAAAACTTGTACCAATGGAACTTTTACAATTACATTTCCAAGTCCTACAAGTGGTTCACCTTCTGGTTCAGATGCAATTATTAGTATAACTTCGTAATTAGGAGATTAAAAATAAATGGCGTTAGTAATAAACGACCGAGTAAAAGAATCAAGTACTTCAATCGGTACAGGTGCATTTGCGCTTAACGGTGCGGTAAATGGTTTTGAATCTTTTGCAACAGGAATTGGAAATAATAATACAACTTATTATGCAATTTATAATCAGGGTGCAACACCATCTGAATGGGAAGTTGGTCTTGGAACACTAGATGCGACAAGTGCTAACTTAACTAGAACAACTGTTCTTACAAGTTCTAATTCTGATGCCGCGGTAAATTTTACCGGTGGTACTAAAGACGTATTTTGTACATTGCCAGCAAGTAAAGCAGTGTATTTAGATTCAACAGGAGCGCCAGTGGGTGCAGCAAGTAATGGATTTGCTGTTGCTATGGCAATCGCATTATAGTAAAAAGGAGAACATATGGCACAAGATTTCGTAAGATATAGCGCACAAGCAACTAACAGTGCTGGCACTATTTTTACAGCTAATTCAAATGACGCAGTTATTGGAATCAGGATCGCGAACATAGTAGCTTCAGCAATCACCGTTGATGTATGGGTATCAGTAACAGGATCTACTGATAGATACATTGCAAAAGGTTTAAGTATTCCACCATCAAGTTCTGTTGAACTTGTTACAGGTGGTGCTAAATTTGTGATGCAGAATACGGATGTACTAAAAGTAGAATCCGATACTGCAACTTCTGCTGACGTGTACGTAAGCGTGGTAGATTCAATAAGTGCATAGGTAACAAATATGGATAGTTTATATACTACAACTTATATCGGTAACAAACCGGGAGCACAGGATGTCTACACCCATGCCCAAGTTTTAGAAAATCAAAACGTGGTTATTGAATCTGCAGTTCTTGCAGGGCCAGTAACTATCGTCAATGCATTTACAGTAACAGGAACGTTGGTAATATTATAATGAGTCAATTAGAAGTAGATAAGGTCATACCACAATCAGGAACTACTCTCACTCTTGGTGAATCGGGAGATACAGTTAGTGTACCAAGTGGTGCAACGTTAGATGCGTCTAATGCTACGTTAACTTTACCAGATGGTTCGGTGACTACTGCAAAAATAGCAGATTCAAATATTACTACCGCTAAACTAGCAGATTCAAATATCACTACCGCTAAATTAGCTTATGATCCTAATCCATTTAGAAATATCGTCATCAATGGTGATATGCAAATTGCACAAAGAAGCACAAGTGTAGCTTCTATAACTGCTGGTGGTTATTATACAATTGATAGAATGAATTTAGCATTAACTACACTTGGTACTTGGACTATGTCGCAATCAACTGACGTTCCAACAGGCGAAGGTTTTGCTACATCTTTAAAATTAGACTGTATAACTGCTGATGCCACACCTTCTGCTGGAGATTTGTTTGTACTACAACATAGAATTGAGGCACAAAATTTACAATATTTAAAAAAAGGAACTGCTAATGCTGAAAGTTTAACTTTATCTTTTTGGGTTAAATCTACTAAAACTGGAACATTTATTGCTGGTTTATATGATAATGATAACAACAGACTTATATCAAAATCTTATACTGTAATTACTACTAATACTTGGGAAAAGAAAACTATAACTTTTGCTGGAGATACAACTGGAGCTTTAGGAAATGATAATGGTGCAGGTTTAAATTTAAATTTTTATTTAGGTGCAGGTACAACTTATACATCAGGAACATTACAAACTACTTGGGCAACTTATGCAGATGCAAATTCTGCAGTTGGCCAAGTTAATTGTGCAGATAGCACAGCAAATGATTTTTTAATTACTGGAGTACAATTAGAAGCTGGAACAACTGCATCTGATTTTGAGTTCTTGCCTTATGATGTTAGTTTTGATAGGTGTTTGCGATATTATGAACAACTTGGTGTTGCTTCATTTGGAAAAGCAAATAATACAACATCTTATTGGACTGCTTTTAATTTTAGAAAAAGAAAAAGAGCAAGTCCAACAGCTACTTTATTAACACAAAGTCTTCAATTTGCTGAATGGGGTGTTGCTGCAAGAGATACAGTTGCTGCAACTATTGATAATTCATATTTATCAAATAATGATGCAGTATTAGTGCAACTTGGTGGTTTTACTGGAACTACTGCTGGTAATACTGGAACTATTGGTGCAACATTTGGTCAATCTCTTACTACTGAAGCTGGAATGAAACCATTTATAAGTTTTAACTCGGAATTATAATTATGTATAAACTGCCACAATTAATGCCTAATCAAAAAGAATCAAGTTGTATTATTCGTACAATTGATGGTGCTTGTATTCCATTTGACCCAGCTAATACTGATTATCAAGAATACTTAAAATGGCTTGAAGAAGGTAATACTCCACTTCCAGCAGATGAGGAGAATAACTAATGGCATCTATATTAAAAGTAGACACGATCCAAGATCAAAGCGGCAATAACATTATCAATGAAAATGCTGACACGATCACCATAGGCGCATCGGGAGACACGATCACTATTCCTGCAGGTGCTACATTATCGAATCTCGGAACAGCTAGTGGTTTTGGCTTAACATGGCAATCCGTTCAAACAACAAGTTTTACAGCAGTTAAAGGTAATGCATATCCTTGCGATACGACTTCATCTGCATTTATAGTAACCTTACCTGCAACACCTAGTGCAGGAGACCAAGTTCAATTAGTAGATTACGCAGGTACTTTTGATACTAATGCTTTAATTATTAATCCTAACGGAGAAGATATTGAAGGTGGGACAGATGATTTA